GAGGATAAGTTCAACCTTGCTGTAACAACGATTCAAAAAGACCCACGCCTGACTTACCTTGCCTACATTGTTTGGAACGCCCTACGCCGCAAGAAGCAAACTGACAAGAGCTTTGAGGACTTTGTGGATACCCTCGAGAACATCGAAGGTGACGACACAAACCCAAAAGTAAAGGAATAAAAGGGCTGGGCGATAAAAGTGCCCACCTTTTTATTGCAGCCTTAGCTTGTGAAACCGGGATTGCGCCATCGGTGCTAATGAATGAATCCGAACGGATGCTGTTTACTATGCAGATGTATCTGAAGGGTAAATCAGAAGCCATGAACAAGCGTAGGTAAAAGAATGAAGATGCAACAATCAGTCGAGGTGTACGGCATTAGGGAAACCCTTGCCGAAATCCGCAAGGTTGATACTGACCTATTCTTTGCGATTCGAGCCCACATGAAGCGCACCGGTGACATTCTTGGTAATCGAGTAATTATGAGCTCACCTATGACCGCACCAATCTCGGGCTTTAGGAATCACCGGGGTAGGACAGCTTGGAAACCGGGAACTTTCAAGACCGAGGTCTCAGGTCGAAATGCTAAAAAAGGGGCAACAGGCTCAACGCCTTTGCTATCTGTCAAGTTCGGTGGAGCAGCTTTCAACATCGCTGACATGGCAGGAAAAAAGAATCAGGTTAGAAAACCTGTAACAGATTTCTATGATTGGCGTGGTACCCGGAGAAGGCACACAGTAACCACTCAAGGTAAGTCAATGACCAGCGCACTTGGTAGCAGACCATCTCGCTACATTTGGGCTGAGGCTCAAGGGCAGTTACCTATGATTCAAGACAGCGTGTTAAGTGGAGTCCAAGAGTACATGGACAGAGTAAACCGAAACATTGTTCAGGTAGGTAAATAATGTCAATCAATATTAATATCCTCAGCAACTTTAATGGCTCTGGCTTTGACAAACTCGGTAGAGAACTCGACAGGCTTAATACCCCGATGGAAAAAATCGGAGCTGTATCGAAGACCCTAGCCCCTGCCGCAATGATTGGTCTTACAGCTTTAACCGGTATGGCTGTCGGTGCTGTAAGAGCAGCAGAGGAAGCTCAGGTTGCTAACAACAGACTTGATAGCGTTGCCGAGTCAATGGGTTTGTTTGGTACTAACACTAAGAATGTTACCGACAGACTCAAAGCCTTTGCCGATGAAACAATGAAAAAGATTGCAGTTGACGATGAGTTAGTTAAATCCACTCAAGCTCAGTTGCTTACTTTTAAAGACTTAGCTATAAGTGCTGGTGATGCTGGTGGAGCTTTTGACAGAGCCACAATAGCAGCCTTTGACATGGCAGCAGTCTTCGGCGGAACAGGTGAGGACAACGCAGTTCGACTTGGTAAGGCTCTACAAGACCCTATTGCCGGTGTTAGCTCACTTCGCAAGGTTGGTGTACAACTAAGCGACCAACAAGAAGAAATGATTCGCAAATTTGTTGAGGCTGGAGATGCTGCTGGCGCTCAAGAGATAATCCTTAAAGAACTTGAAACACAAGTTGGTGGAGCTGCTGAGGCTACCGCAACCGATTCGGCAAAGATGGGACTTGCCTTTGGTGAAATGGCCGAGGCAATCGGTACTGGGTTGCTTCCAATAATTGAATTTTTGACACCTTTGATTGTTAGCTTTTTTGATTACATTGCCGCCAACTCCGGGGTCATAACTGTTCTTGCTGGTATCTTTGCTGCTCTAGCTGTCGCAATCTTGCTAGTGAACTTTGCTATGAACGCTAACCCGATTGTGAAAGTAATTACCCTTATTGCCTTCTTAGTGGCTGGTGTGGTCTTACTTATTGACTGGCTTGTTGGCTTATATGGTGGCTGGGATAAATTGTTTTCTGACCTTGGTGAATGGATTAAGGGTTTCTCAATAGCATTTGAAAAAGCTCTATTTGAGATTGGTGTATTCTTCGGAGAAATTTTTACTGCTATTGGTGCTATTGCTAAGGGTGCGCTCAACGGAATACTTGGGTTTGTTGAGGGGTATATCAACTTTATTATTTCTGGAATCAATGGTCTTATAGGCCTAATCAATACTGTGCTTAGTGCTGGCAAGGCTATCGGTATCAACTTACAGATAGGAACAATTCCTAAAGTAACAATCCCAAGACTTGCTGAGGGTGGAATCGTATTGCCACGCCCCGGAGGAGTTCTTGCGAACATCGCTGAGGGTGGTCAGGCTGAGGCTGTTATTCCTCTTGACCGACTCGGTGACTTTACTGGCAAAGCAGGAAACACTTATAACATAACTGTCAATGGTGGAGTTGGCTCAGGCGCAACCATCGGCAAGTCAATCGTTGACGCAATAAAAGCCTATGAGCGAAGCTCTGGGGCTGTCTGGCAAGGTGCCTAATGCCGGCACCAGTAGTAAAGGTTGAGCTTTCAATCAATCTTGGGAATCTTGATGATACAGCCTTCAGGCTCGATGACCCAATAAAAGGTGAACTAGATAATACAATTTATGAGCTTGGTGGCCCAAGGCTTTTTGACATTACTGACAGACTACTATCTGCCTCAACAACAAGAGGCAAGTCTCAAGCACTAGACAGAATTGATGCCGGAACTATTGACATACAGCTTGATAACTCGGACAGATTATTTGACCCGCTTTATGAAGCCGGATTTTATTATGGTCAGCTTATTCCGGGCCGAGAAGTAAGAGTTAGCTGTAATGGTTACCCGGTTGTTTACGGATTCATTGATGACCTTGACATTATGTACCAACCAAGCAATCGCTCTGTTGTCAGTATCCAAAGCTCAGATGCACTTAGTAACCTGACCATAAATAATCTTCCGGCAGTTACTACTGCTACGGAGTTATCAGGTGCAAGAGTTACAAGAATCCTTGACTTGCCAGAAGTGGCATGGCCTAGCGATAGGCGAAGCATTGACACCGGCGATAGCTTGCTAAGTGACATTGCTATTACCGAGGGAACACAAACAGTTGCCTATCTTCAGTTAGTTGCTACTAGCGAAGCAGGTGAGGTATTCATCTCTAAGGATGGCAAGTTTGTTTTCAAGGAAAGAAACTCAGCACCGGGTGCGATTGATGTGGTCTTTACAGATGAGGCCTCAGTTCCCGGGTTCACGGTTATACCATTTGCTAACCTCGAAGTTGTCTATGGCTCTGAGCAGTTATACAACCGAATAGTTTTAACTAATAATAAGGTAGTGCCAGATGAGGCAATCGCCGAAGATACTGACTCGCAAATACTTTATGGCCCAAGGTCTTACAGCGCAACAGGATTACTAAACGAATCGGCTGATGACCTTCAGTATCTAGCAGACTTTCTTCTTGCTAGATTCAAAGAGCCACAATACCGGTTCCAGAGCTTGTCAGTTATCTTAGATGTACTGTCTGAATCCCAGCAAAATAAAGTCCTTGACCTAGAAATTGGCGACATTGTAAATGTCAGGTTTACACCTTCAGGAATCCCCCCGGTAATTGAGCAGTATTCAAAAGTAATCGGAATAAGTCATGACTGGTCTAATAATCAAAAGACTGTCAACCTGTCGCTTGAAAGGCTAGACTTCACCCTGTTCATTCTTGATGATGTCCTATTTGGAATACTTGATGATGACCGGTTAAGCTTCTAACTGCTAAACTTTGACTGAAAGAAATAAGGAAAACAATGCCAAGAAAAGTATTTACCTCTGGTGAGGTTCTATCTGCCTCGGATGTCAATTCTTTTTTGATGAACCAGATGATTCAAACATTCGCTGGAAGCGCAGCTAGAGGGTCGGCTATTACTAGCCCGACTGAGGGGATGCTTACCTACTTAACCGATATAAATACTTTTGAATATTGGAACGGCACAGAATATGTTTCGCTATAAAAACTTGAAAGACTAAGGAAAACAATGCCAAGAAAAGTATTTACTGCCGGTGAAGTTCTGGCATCAGCAGATGTAAACACCTATCTAATGGACCAGTCTGTTATGACCTTTGCCGGGTCAGCAGCTAGAGGCTCTGCTATTCTTAGCCCAACTGAAGGTATGGTTACCTACTTAGCAGACATAGACACCTTCCAGTTCTGGAATGGTACAGCCTATGCTTCCTTGTCTCCTGCTACTCCTACTGTTGAATACCTAGTTATTGCTGGTGGTGGCGGTGGTTCCCTTCGAGATGCGGTTGGTGCTGCTGGTGGTGGTGGTGCTGGTGGTTATCGCACAAATGTTTCTGGTGAGTTAAGTGGTGGCTCTGTTGTTGCTGAGTTACCA